ATGGGCGGTTTATTCAGTAGCAGGACGCCAGCACCACCACCGCCACCGTCTCGCGCTGAGACCGATGCCGGTGACACCATTTCTCGGCAAGAACAGGTGGCAGAACGCCAAGAGGCAACCGAGCAACGCAAAATACAGGCCCGCAAACGGTCCAAGCGAACCGGCGGGCGGCGAATGCTGATGGCCCAAGGCGGGGCACCCCGGGATGCTGGACCCGGGCGCCAAGTTCTCTCACGCATTCTAGGCACTGGCCGTAACCCCACAGGGACGAGGATGAAAACATACCGCCGCAAACCCAAACACACGAAAGGTAAAGATGATGTACGGAGCAAAAAAGCCGCCCAAAAAGCCGACAAAGAAGGTAAAAAAGGGTAAGTAATGGTACTCACGGTTGAGGACATTAAGAAGCGGTATGCCCGTTGTAACGCTCACAAAGAAGAGTGGCGCAGCATCTACGAAGAGGCGTATGAGTTCGCTTTGCCCATGAGAAACCTCTACGATGGCTATGCTGAAAGCGGCACACCTGGGCAAAACAAGATGCGCCGTGTCTTTGACTCAACCGCCATACACTCGACCGCCAGATTTGCCAATCGCATACAGTCCTCGCTGTTTCCCCCCCAACGTCCTTGGTGCCGTTTGCAACCGGGCAATGACATTCCCGAAGAGCAAAAGATTGAGGCCCAGCAAGTCCTAGACTTCTACACCGAGAAGATGTTTGCCGTCATGATGCAATCAGGCTTTGACCTGGCGATGGGCGAGTTCTTGCTTGACCTTGCGGTCGGCACCTCGGTGATGCTTATCCAGCCCGGCGATACTCTGACGCCGATACGCTACACGGCTATTCCCAGCTATCACATTTGCTTCGACGAAGGCCCGAATGGGGTTCCTGACACGGTCTATCGCAAGCTGAACCGACCGTTCAATGTAATCCAACGCGAGTGGCCGGACGCCAACATTCCACAACGAATGATTGACGATGCCGCCGAAGACCCGACCAAGAAGGTTGGCTTGATTGAGGCCACGTATACCATCGATGGCCAGATGTACTATTGCCTCGTCACTGCCGAGGGCGATGACAAGCTAGTCCACCGCGACCTCAAATCATGGCCGTGGGTGATAAGCCGCTACATGAAAGCAAGCAACGAGCGGTACGGTCGCGGCCCGGTATTGTATGCCTTGGCAGACATTCGCACATTGAACAAGGTCGTTGAACTCACGCTCAAGAATGCGTCCATCTCAATCGGCGGCGTGTTCACTGCCGTGGATGACGGGGTGCTTAATCCGCAAACAATCTCCATTGTGCCGGGTGCGGTCATTGGCGTGTCAAGTAACGGTGGCCCACGCGGTCCCAGCCTGACGCCCCTGCCCCGTAGTGGCGACGCGAACCTGTCCCAGATTGTGGCCAATGACCTACGCACAAACATCAAGAAAGCCCTGCTTGATGAGAGCCTGACGCCTGAGAATATGAGCGCCAGGTCGGCCACGGAAATCAACGCAAAACTGTCTGAACTTTCCCAGAACCTCGGATCAGCTTTTGGGAGATTAATCAGCGAGACAATGTTTCCAATCGTGCGCCGGTCGCTAGAACTGATGGACGAGATGGGGATGATTGAACTGCCCCTCAAGGTAAACGGCCTAGAGGTGACGGTCGTTCCTCAATCGCCCTTGGCTATGGCCAACAACGCCGAGCGGCTGGGTGAGATTATGCAGTTCATGCAGATAACCCAGATGCTAGGCCCGGTCGGCCAGACTTTAATCAAAATGGATGCCGTGGGCGATTACATTGCTGACCAGCTTGGCATTCCGGCAGACCTCCGCACCACCTTAGAAGAACGCGCCGAGATGCAAGCGCAAATGGCCGAGGCCGCTGCAATGATGGCTGAACAAGAAATGGGCGGGGCACCGCCAGAACAGGCACCACAAGCATGAACAACGCCCAACGTATTCGTAGCATAAACTCCCCTGGCTGGGATGGCGTCAACGCCGAGGCCCAGCCGGTCAAACTAGAACCTCTCGACCTGATGCGCGAGATGGACCTCAACTTCAAACGCACCTTCACAACACCGGCGGGCAAGAAGGTTTTGGCGCACCTACACGCGCAAACGCTTGACCAGCCATGTTGGTCACCGGGCGGTGATGCCAGCTTTGGGTACGCCCGCGAAGGTCAGAACAGCATCGTTAGAGAAATAATCCAAAGAGTGAAAAGAGCCGATGACTTTAAATGATGAAGGTCAAACAGTGGCCGAGACTGAAACGCCGGAACCAGCAAGCCTTATGGACGGTGTGTCAAGTTCTGAGCCAGAAAGTGAGACAACAGATGAGGCAATGCCGCACCGCGTCGAGGATGAGAAACCGCCAAAAGAGGAACGACCAGCGTGGCTCGACGATAAGTTCGCCAAGCCGGAAGACCTAGCGAAAAGCTATGAGGAACTGCAAAAGAAATTCAGCCAGGGAAAACACAAAGCGCCCGACGAATACTCAACCGATGTGCTGACCGAGGCGGGCTATGAGTTGGATGACCCGGTGGTTGATACCTATCTAGGCTGGGCAAAAAAGTACAACGTCAATCAAGAGGCATTTGACGAACTGGCCGGTGCCATCACACAGATGTCCGGCGAGAATGTGGCGGCGGCTGAAGCTGACTATCAGGCTGAGTTTGACAAGCTGGGACCGAATGCCACCGAAATTATTAAGGGCAATGTGGATTGGGCTGATGGGCAAAGGCGAAAAGGTTTATTGTCAGATGCTCAACGTGCAAAATTTAATGAAATTTTTGCTGACGCCGAGTCTCAATTAATCTTGCAACAGATACGTACTTGGTCCGGCGATATGTCCAAGATACCGTTGGCCCCCGTTTCTGAAGACCAACTATCTGAGGCAGATTTTACGGTCGAGATGCAAAGCCGCATGGCAGACCCACGCTACCAAAGTGACCCAGCGTATCGGCAAAAAGTTGAGAATGAGTTTAACCGTCGATACGGTTAGTTCGCCTCGCCAGGTTTTTCTCCCCAGCTTGGCGCACCTTGGGGGGCAAGGTTTCTCGTCCTTGCCTTGCTCCCCATTTTTTGTACATACATCAAAAGTAACACCTAGTATTTACACATTGTGCAAAATCGTGTAAGGCGGTTTTGACTGACAACCCTTTTTGGGCCGGTCCTCACACGTAGAGGCCGGGAGTTCTCCCGATAACCAGACACGAATTTTTGGTTTAATCAGGAGACAATCATGTCTACAGGACTTTCCCCAGCGTTTGTCCAGCTTTTTGACAGTGAAGTAAAACAAGCCTATCAGGGCACTTCAATGTTAGCTGGAACAGTACGCACAAGAACAGGAGTTGAAGGTTCGACCGTCAACTTCCCGACCGTTGGAAAGGGTGCCGCATCACTGCGCTCACCACAAACTGACGTAGTTCCCCTTAACACCGATTTTGCGACCGTAAGCTGTACATTGCAGGACTATATCGCAGCCGAGTACAGTGACATCTTCAATCAACAGAAGGTGAACTTTGACGAGCGTTCCGAGTTAGCGCAAGTCGTTGGCTCTGCAATCGGACGCCGCCAAGACCAGTTAATTCTGGACGCAATCGCGGCAGCAAGTGCGGGCACCACGGTCGCTAATACGGTTGTAACATCAGGCTCTGCCGCTGCATCCAATCTTAACGTAGGTAAGCTCATAGCAGCCGCGAAAGCATTGAATGCCGCAAATGTTCCAGCAACTGACAGACACTTGGTTATTCACGCAAACGGTCTAGCCGGGTTGCTGGGTGACGAGCGGGCTGTAAGTTCGGACTACACCTCACTGCAAGCGTTGCAGCGTGGAGACATCAATACATTTATGGGCTTCACTGTCCACGTATTGGGTGACCGCGATGAGGGTGGCCTGGCAGTTGATGGCTCAAGTGACCGCACAAACTTTGCGTTCCACAAGAGCGCCATCGGCTGTGCAGTCGGAATGGCACCAACCACTAAGATTGACTACATCGCTGAGAAAACTTCGTTCTTGGTTGCTGCATGTCTGTCTATGGGTGCTGTCGCAATTGATGCCGCTGGCATCGTAGACATCACAACTAGGGAGTAATCTAGATGGCTTTCGCAAGAGCAAACTGGTCGCCAATCGGTGGCCAATCAATGAAGGGCAAAGCGCCCTGCATGTGGTCCTACAAGACCGAAGACGCAAAAACCGTGGTGGACGGCGCTGGGTACTTCAACGCTGTATCCGATGACGTTTCAGTGGGCGACCTAATTTACAGCTTCGCCTCAACGGCTGGCACTGCCACAGCTTCGCACCACGTTGTTGTGTCCAATGCCAGCGGCGTAGTGGACGTGGGTGACGGCGTGACAATCGCGGTCACTGACAGCGACTAATACTGACTACGGGGGCGGGCAACCCGCCCTCGTACCTATTGGAGTTGATACATGGCCCAAGGCGATACAAGCATTTCGATTTGCAATCAGGCGCTACTGTTGTTGGGCGATGAAAGTATCTCATCTTTTGACGATGGCACCGCTGGCTCTCAGGCTTGCTCTATCGTGTATGACATGGTCAAGAACTCTACTCTCGGCATCTTCTCTTGGTCCTTTACTGTGGCCAAGGTCGAACTGGCCAGAAGCACCAACACCCCAGCTAGTGAGTGGACCTACGAATATATCCTGCCATCTGACATGCTCACCGGCGTACCTCGCGCAGTGCGTACCAGTTCGGCGGCGAATGCCCCATTGGTGCGCAGCTTTGAAATAAACCAATCAACCGGCGGTCTATCGGTACTGATGACCAACGAGACCAGCATTTTCATCGATTACCAAAAGGCTGTTCCAGAGGCGCAAATGCCCCCCTACTTTGTGACCCTGATGGTGTACCAACTTGCGTGGCACTTGGCCGAGGTTATCACTGACCAGACCACCAAGTCACAATACTGGCGCAGCATTGCCCTTGGCTCACCGAGCGAGAACTTCCGAGGCGGCTGGCTACGTCAGGCGATGTCTATGGATAGCAGCGGCACCCCGCCATCGGTTATCTCTGACTACTTGCTGACTGACATCAGATGAGCAGAACCCAACAATATCAAGCGTCCTTCACAGTCGGTGAACTGGACCCGCTCCTGCGCGGTCGCATTGACTTGCAGCAATATTATTCAAGCGTGGACCTTGCCGACAATGTTGTGTTCGAGCCTCAAGGTGGGTTTAGCCGCCGCCCAGGCACCCGGTTCGTGCATGACCTCACTGCCGACAACCCCAGTAACTCGGTAATGCTCATACCGTTTGAGTTCAGCACCACCCAGAAATTTATGATTGTGGCGTCTGCCTACAATACCAGTTCGACCATCCGCTTGCGCTTCTTCGCGGACCAAACGCAAATAGAAAATCTCAACAGCACGACAAACGAATACATAGATTTTGCGGTCGGCACCCTCTATGGCGTCAGCGCCTTTGACCTTCAGAAGCTATACTTTACGCAGTCAGCCGACACGCTGATTTGTACACATGAGAACTTTGCCCCGTTTAAGATTACGAGGGGCGCTAACAATCAGACTTGGACCGTTGCGGCATTGACCCTGACCAAGCCACAAAGCGCATTCACAATATCAACAAGCAATCCAAGCGCGACCATTACGCCTGATGCTGTTACCGGCGTAGTCAAGGTCACTGCCGGGTCTGGCGTTTTCGCCAGTGGCAATGTTGGCCAATACATCAATGTCACCAATGATTTTGGTCGCGCCCGCATCTATGAATTTGTCAGCAGCACGGTGGTCAACGTCATTACCGAGGTGCCTTTTGCAAAAGCCGACACGGCCATCGCCAGCGGGTCATGGGAACTAGAAGCGGGCTATGAAGACTGTTGGTCTAACACTCGCGGTTGGCCTAGAACGTGTACTTTCCACGAAGGTCGCTTGTATTTCGGCGGCAGTGCGTCAGAACCCGCAACGCTGTTTGGCTCCAAAGTATCCGACTTTTTCAACTTCAAGGCCTCAGAGGCTTTGGATGACGATGCCATAAAAGTCACATTAGCAACTGACAGTGTCAACGCCATTACCGCCCTGCGCTCTGGCCGTGACTTGCAGATATTCACCACAGGGGCCGAGTTCTTTGTGCCCCAAGCTGACCTGACCCCAATTACGCCGAGCAACATCACGGTCAAGTCCGCAACCCGGCGCGGGTCTAAGTTGGGACTGCGCCCGCAAGCTGCCGAAGGCGGTACGCTGTTTATGTCAAAAGAGGGCAAGGCATTACGTGAAATGCTATTCTCTGATGTCGAACTTAGCTATGTGGCCAACAACATCAGCTTGCTTTGCAGCCACATGATACTGGACCCGCAACGCATGGCGCTTAGACCGGCTACAGACACCACCGAGGGCGATTTGCTGATGGTGGTCAATGGTTCCTCAACAACGGGCTACAGAGCGGCAACCACAGGCTTTGCGGGCAATATCGCGGCGTTTATGCTGAACAGGCCACAACAGATTGTGGCGGCTAGTACGTTCTCAACAGACGGTGATTTCATCGATGTCGCGGTGGATGGCGATACCATCTATTGCATTGTCAAACGCACGATAGGCGGCGCGGCAAAATATTACATAGAAACCTTTGACGATGACCGCACGACCGATTGCAGCTTGCAATACTACGCCAACCCAGTTGCGCCTGACCAGGCACTGCCCAGCAAACACAACGGCGGGGTCTCTCAGCCACCTAGAGGGCGAGGGGGTCAACGTTATCCGCGATGACATAGTCGATGCCAATGACACGGTCGCATCAGGCAATGCCACATTAGGCGGCGTTCCGGCAAGCTATGCCGAGGTGGGCCTTCCCTTCACGCCTACCGTAACAACTCAACCGTTTGAGCCAAGGGCTGCATCTGGCTCTAGTCAGTCGGCACGGCGGCGGGTGGTCGAGGTGACGCCGATTTTAGACAACACGCAGAACCTGACAATCCAAAGCAAAGAGGTTCAGCTTCAAACCCTGCCCCTATCCGGCACCGGGTCAGTTCCAACCTTCACCGGCGTCAAAAAGCAAATGGGGTTTCTTGGCTACAGCCGCGATGCCCAGATAACAATTAGCCAGAGCAAGCCGGTGTTCTTCACGGTCCTGGCCCTTGATTACAAAGTGAGTGTAGGCGCATGAGCGGAATGGAAATGGTCATTATTGGTGCGCTTGTCTCAGGTGCATCAGCGGCGGCTGAAGGCCGGGCCAAAGTTGAGGCGGCAGAGTACCAAAGAAATACCTATTACAGCAACGCCCGCCAAGCCGAATTAAAGGGCCGCACTGACGCCCTTGCCTACAAGCGCGAAGGCATAGACATTCTGAGAAATGTGCAGAAGACAATGGCCACGGCCAATGTTCGTGCCGCCGCTGGTGGCCTTGCGCCGTTTGTCTCTGGCGAAAGCAACGTCATTAATTAACATAGCCAGTATGCGGGGTGCAGCGGACGAGTTCTCGGTGCAGACTGACAATGCCTCGCTGGCACAAAGCATGTCCCAAGCACAAGCCGACAATCTCCGCACCGCCGGTGACGTTGGCGTTAAAATGGCGCGAAAAAATGCCAAGATAGATTTTGTTACAACAATGGTGCAAGGCGGTCTGATGGCGGGCAGCGGTGGATTCACCGGCAACAGTACGCAAAGCATAGTTTCTGCGCCCGGCTATGGGCCGGTGGTGCCGACCTAATGGTTGAACGTCCCACATATCAGCGCCGAGGCGCACAACTGCGAATGCCGACCTTCCAAGATGCGGTGGGTCAGGTTGCGGCTAGAGGTGCGGCACAAACAGGGCAAGCCCTAGACCGGATGACCTCGTTCTTTTTGCAACAAACGCAACAGCAAGCGCAGATACGGGGCGAAGAATATGGGGCGCTTCACGCGCCTACGCGAGAGCAACTGCAAGATGCGATGGAGGGTAAAGATGATATTGACCTCCCCGGTGGCAATTTCACTGTGGCCGACCGAGCCGCCCGCAAAGCGGCCCTGGCAATCACCAGCGATAACCTACAGCATTTGGCGCAAACTAGAATAACCGAGATTGTTTTGGATGCGTATAAAACCCAGAAAAACCCCACAGATTTGGCCACAGAAGTTGACGCCGTTATCGCCGGATATGGTGACATCTTGGACAAAAACGCCCCGACACTGGCGCTTAACTTCCGCGCAAAAATGGGAATGTATGCCCACCGGGAATATGAGGGCTACGCCAAGAGCCAGATAAAAACTAGCACTTCCAGCAACAAAGCCAGTGTTACGCAAATACTTCTTAATGAACGAGCGGGCATTGCAAGTGGGGGCGTGATTCAATAATGGCTGAACAACGGGGACAAGACGTAAGGCAATATGTCAGGGATGTGGACGGCAACGTCCGAGGGCTTGGCAATTACCCATACGGTATACAAGAAAAATATGGAGCAAAAGCTGCGGCTGGCCGCATCAATTACATTTTCTACTCCGATGATAAACGGGGCGATGGTACGCCAATTGTTAAGCCGCGAATGCGCCCTGCTGGTTTGGGTGGGAAACCACAATATGATATTGATGAAACTGTGCCGCCAACACTGGGCGAAAAATACCAGATTATGCGAAACGACCAGCTTAACCGGGCTGTTCGCGCTGGGTACACTGCTAGTGAATTGCGGCAACTAGCCAACAATTTTGATGAAAGTGTTGTGCAAGGCAGCGTCAATGCCATCGGCCAATATGTTGCCACGGCCAAAGACCCGCACCGCGCTTATCTGGACGTTCTAAACTATCCCAAAATTGCCGCCGGAATAATTAAGCCAACGCCCAATACAGGATTGCCCGCGCATCTAGGCGAGGCATTTGACCTGTTGGTCAACATGGATGACCGGCAGAAGGTAATAGACAACGCGCTCAAAGCCTGGACCGATGCCCAAAAGCTAGTGGACCTACAAGCCAAAGCGGACATCAACGCAAACAAGGAAGACATAAGGGCGGGCGAAAAAGCGTTCAATGTGCTTCTAAGCCAATACGGTTCTGAAGACCTGCAAGACGCAGACTTCTTAGAGCAAGCCCAAGCAATTATTGATGACATGGGTGCGCTTGGTTATGACGCCGCCAAGCTGGAAAAAATGGAAAGCCTGATTGTTACCGGGACTGTGTTTACTGAGGAAAGCACAACAGGGACCAGCATTGTATACGCACCTAGGTCAGTCAGTGACATTAAGGTTATGATTGAACGCCGCATTTTGCGAGAAGACCCCAGCCTTGGACTAGGTGAATTAGCAAACTTGCTGGCTGACAAACAGCTATCGTATGAGGACTACCTAGACCTATCTAAGCAAGTAGTCGGCGTGATGGACGAGAACGTCAAGGACGCTCTGGCCAGTGTCCGGCCCGCACTGCCAGAAGGCTTGCAATTGTTTAGCACACAACAGAATGCACAGTTAAACCGATACACCGCGCTCAAGAAAGACCTGTTGAAAGAACAAAGGTTGGCTGTCTTACAAGAGACAGAGTTCAACCCGTTTGTTTGGGTTGAGGATAACAAGGACAACTACTTCAACACAGAGCAAACAAGTGCCGAGGACCAGCTAATTCTGGACTTACAGCCGTATACTTTCAACAGCGAAGTTCTAGGCTCAGTCGCGCTTGATGCAGCTATTGAGGCGGCCACCCATGATGATGGCGCTGATGCCCCAGCTACAAAGGCGCTTGTCGAACTTAAAGACCGTGCCCGCGCTTACATTACTAGCGGCAAAACCATTCAAAATTGGAACAACCAATGAGTGACGCATTCAGCAACTTATTCCACAATAATAACGCAGTCCAAGGCGAAAAGTTCATAGCCAAACCACCGGGCGCTGAATACCCTATGATGTATTCCGGCAAGCCACCATTGACGTGGGGCCAGTACGAACCCGGTGTAATGGCAGACACACCGGAAGCAGTGGCAGAGGATAAGCGGAAGCACGACTTCCATGGTTCACCAGCGGACCAGGCGTTTATTCAACAGATGCAAGAACAGCCGGAAGGTTCGCAAATAACTGACGAGGCTTGGATTGGTGCGTCTAAGAATCTTTACCATTACATGAACCCCAAGTCACCGCCCGCACCCGAAGTTGAGACCCCCAGCGGTGTTATTGACATTTATCCTGGCGGGAACCCACGGTCACTACAGTCTGGTCCGGCACCAGCACCGGGCGCTGGTTTTACTGATGAAGACTACGCCAATTGGGGCGTCAACTTTATGAGCAAGTTCAACTACAATATCACGGCAATGCTAATTGACGTAAACAAGTTAAGCGGTGCGCCTTCTGAAGTAGCGGCAAGCATGTACTACATGATGGAGACTGCCGACCGGGATGGCATGTTGTTAGAGAACTTCACTCGAGGGTTCAGCAATTTTATGACAGACCCCACCACCTACGTTGGTCTAAGCACTCTTGGCATCGGCATGGTCGGCACTCAGTCTGGCAAGCAGCTATCCAGCATGGCATTTAAGGAGGTGCTTAAAAACATTGTAATGAACCGTGGCGGGGCGGCGGGCATGGTTGTTGGCGCTGAAAGCATGGCATACAGCGGCATTGATAATGCCGCCCGCCAAGGTGTTAAGATAAACGCCGGGCAGCAAGACGAGGCAAACGTCGGGGAAACTGCTCTGTCACTTGCCGCCGGTTTTGTTCTCGGCAATCGCTTATCCGCAGCTTTGCCAGGTGGCATTGAAATCGTCAAACGTGGCGCTGAAACTGTCAAAAATGTTGTCAGCGCCGTTGGTGATGAACTCACGTCAGATGCAATGTACAGCAACCCTGTCTTCGCCTTGTTCGACGCGGCCAAGAAAGCCTATGAAGCTGCACCAAATGACCCTAAGTTAAAAGCTACATTCCTTAGCGCCCGGCGCGACCGTGATGCAGCGATAGAATCTGGCGAGGTTGATACCTCATACAGGATGCAGCACGAAGCGGGTGGCCCCGATGGTGCCGCCCGGTTAGACGATATGACCAAAGGCGGTGAGGTATACCCAGATGACTTCTATGGCCCTAACGGCTTGAAGTATTACGGGAATGCGAACAGCCCAGTTGACCAGGAAAGCTACCAAATTATTCAAGAGGTTGCCGGAGACCCCGATGCAATTGTGACTATCTACCGGGCAGTGCCAGATGACGATGAAATATCAACGATTAACCCAGGCGATTTTGTCAGCTTAAGCCGAGCCTATGCCGAAGACCACGGGTCAACTGGCTACGGTTCTGACGGCCAATCCCCTGGAAAAGTTATTGAGGTGGATGTCAGGGTCTCTGACTTATACAATGACGGCAACAGTATAAATGAGTTCGGCTATTTTCCTGATGTACAAACATCAAGTGTAACAAATAATAATGATGCATTAACCAGCACGGTTGCCACACCGGGCAAAGCAATTCCACAAAGCGCAGCGCCACCCACGCCAGAAGCATTGGCAAAGGCGCAAGCAGATACTCGACAGAATGCGGATATTGTTGGTGAAAGATTGCCAGTAATTGTTCCAGAGGCTGAAAGAGTGAACGGAGGCTCATATGTGTCAGGTGCGCCTGGCGGCGGTGCTTGGACTGACTTGCCACCCGCTGACTTGAAAGCAAGAGGTGGCGGTTTACAGGCAACCGATGCGGACCTAGAGGCTTTATGGCAACAAACATTGTCCGAGGTAAGCCAAGCGGGACGAGACGCTGTCGCACGTTCTGGTGCTACCTGGTCGGCATTCAGCGCAGATATGTGGGACAAGGCACTGCGTCTACCGGCCCGGTCACAGCTTTGGTATGAGCTATCGGGGGAGTCATTTGTCCGGCGATTGCCTAACCTCAAGCTGCGAGAGCATATGATGTTTCTCGACCTAATCGGGGCAACATCGGCTAGGGC